CGAAAAGGCCCCCTGCGAACAGGGGGCCTAGTCGGAGCTATGAGCTAGCTGTTTGGGACGATCCAGCAACGCCCTGCTTGCAAGGCTTCCCAGTTCGTTTCCTGGTAGTCAGTGACACCGAGCGTGATGCGTTGCGGCATGCGCATGAAGTCATCCACGATCCTGACCGCACGCAACCGCTTCTTACGGATCGTCGCGTTCCTCATTCGTCCTTCTCTCGTCCGTCGAGTGAGTGGTGTGTGATGAGCCAGCCGTTAGAGCCGTCATCGTTGAAGTATGCCTTCGTTGATGGTCCGCACGCGCATGGCTGGCCGTCCGAGTCATGCTGGATCAGATCACGCACAGGCAGGACATGGTAGGTGCTCACTGCTGGCTCCTGTAGGGGTTGACGTGCGGCTCCACTCCATGACGCTGCTCCGCCGAGTTATTCATATACCCAGCATGCTCGCCTTCGTCCCATGCTTGCGCGGCGATGAACGGGGCAGCGGCTTCGAGGATTTCCAGCGCCCAGTCCTTGTCCGATAGCTGATCCCCGGCATCGCTATTCAGCTCGTCAAGCTTTTTCGCCGCGGCTTCTACCGCGTCAGTTGGGATGTTCATGCTTCCTCCCGCAGCGCCGCAACAACCGCGCGGGCGACACTTAGGTTTAGGTCTACGCCCGTCTTGTGACCGTAAGCCAGCCAGTCATCCCCTGCGACCTCCGCAGCCTTCGCCGCCCGCTCTATCGCGGCCTCACTGAACATCACCGAGTCGGCGGCGGTGAGTGCGGCGTCAGTGATCTTGTCGTGGCCGTCAGTGTGACCGTCGGGACCGTGTTCGATCATCGCGTCAAACACTGCCTCACGCGCCACCTTCTTACGTGCGCTCATGCCCCGTCACCACCCAACGCCTGGGTGAGGGCGGCGCGGATCATGGCAACAGTTTCCTTTCGCGCACCATGCCAACCGCGCTCAAAGTCATCATCTTGAAGATCCAGCCCGAAGCCCTCACTCGACTGCTCAAACTTATCCACCAGTGAATCAATGGCTTCCACGGCTGCGATGAGCTTGGCCTGATCCGTGGGGGCAGCGGCGATGAAGGCGGCGTCACGGGCGCTGAATGTCTCCCGGTGGCCTGAGTTGATGGGCTCGCCGTGCTGGTCGCGGATCTCATGGCCGATACCGCGATCCCAGTCGATCCACGGAAGCGGGGTGATGACTTCGAGTCGGTCTTTCAGGGGCTGCAACAAGGCGGGGATGTCAGACATTGGTTTTCCCTTCATGCAGGACGGTTGCGGGAAAGGGCAGCTCTTTACTCTGGAAGTATTCAGAAGTGCCGGCCATCGCCCACCACGACTGCAACTCGCCGTCTGGCTCGGAGCGCTTTGATATGACCTCGCTGAGCTTCGTGATGACAACGCTCCCGACAGGCAGCGCGTCGAGTTCTTCCACGGTGCTGATCGTGCGGGGCTTCCGGTAGCCAAGGTTGCGTAAGTGTTGGGCGAGGGGCGCGGACAAATCCACAGGCGGGCCGCTGACAACCGTGACCCCGAGGCTGCGGATGTCTTCAGTTAGGTCTTCAATGTGTTTGCTCATCCTTTGAGTCTACTTGTTTTGGTCAACGATGTCACCGTTTTATGTAGACCTTTATGCATGGGTAAGGCCCCCACTCTTTTGAAGTAGGGGCCTTAGTGGGGCTCTGCTCATTGGGGTTGCCAGCAGAGAACCAAGGGTCAGGCGGTGAGTAACATCCTCATGGGTGATGTGAGACTCATGCGCGGTGCGGGTCGCATAGCTTCCTTGGACCCGATGCCGATACAAAACCTGCCGCAAACCTCGAGGATCGTCTGCTCATCAGGGTTCAGATTGAACACCCGCGCATACAACAGGTCCTCATCAACATCCAACGCGTCCGAAATAGCGGCACTGTTCGTGAACCTCGTCATCGCACCCAACAACGAACTAAACGGGATCAACCTCCTGGCCGTCAACCTCTCAACAGCGATCTCCCTCTGTAACCTCTGCACCAAACTCGTCGCCGGTCCGTGCCCCAAAATCCTGTGCGTCAACTCATGCTCAAACGTGCACCGCTGCGAACGATTCGGCATCCTCTTATCCACATAAATGTTCCCCGTCTCATGGTCGTAATAACCACAAACACCTGCGGGAAGATCAACGTACTGCGCGGTACTACCCATGGAAGCCCCAGCCTCTCCAAAACGAATGATGCGTGAGCTTTAAAGAGAGCACGGGGGTGTGACATTAATCCACCCGGCGTAGAAACTACTTGCGGGTAGCTTTCCGCGGGTGTGCACATAGCGGCCAGCTAGGCTGTCCACTCCAATTCCAAGGCCCCCTGCGCGCAACGCTTAGCGATGATCTCGCAGTAGCGTTCCTCGAGTTCCACGCCAACGGCTTTGCGCCCCAGCGCCTTGGCGGCGACCAGTGTTGATCCTGACCCGGCGAAAGGGTCCGCTACCGTTCCGGTCGTCCATTCAATGAGTTGCTCGAGGATTCCAGTGGGCTTACTGTGCGGGTGTTCCGTTCGGTATCGGGAGACGCCTCCGGAGCTGGCTAGAACTGACGACCTCGAGGGCGGTCGTTTGGGGTGCTTGCCCGTGAGGAAGATAAGTTCCGTGTCCGTGCGGTATCCGGTTGTTGACCCAACAACGCCCGCGTCTATTGGCTTCTGCCAGACAAGGGTTTGCTTCACGCCAGCAGGGAATGGTGCGCGGAATGATCCGAAGACGAAGCCGGGGCGAACATCTCCCCACATCGCTAATGCGGCGTCTCGGGTGGTGGTGTCCTGATCGTTCTGGATTCCAGCGTGAGCCGTTGACTTCGCCGCATTGTTCTGGCCCTTGGTCCAGGCGATCCCGTAGGGCGGGTCAGTGACTAGAACATCTGCCAGCCACCACGGCTCAGCGTTGTCGCCCACGGAACTGCCGTGATACAGCGTCACGTAGTCGTCTTGATAGTAAAGGCCCATCCCATAAGTCTACTTGTTTTGGTCAAAACTGTCATCGTTTTATGTAGATGCAAGTTGCCTACCTAGCTGACTTCCGCGGGTCAACCTTCTTACCGGAACGTGGGGTGTGCGCCGCCAAATCGTAAGCCATCTTGGGTCCGTTCTGAGCCGGCGTCCGCTTGCCGAACAGGTCACCCTCTCGTTCGGTGACGTTCGCGATGACATCACCATGCGGGCCCTGCTCAGCCAACCTCGCCTCAAGTTCCCGCACCCTAGCCTCCAACTCAGGCACACGAGCAGCCTCCAAGCGGATCTTATCCAGGCGCTTAATCACGTCCGTCAACAACGCCTCGTCCGTGAGTTGCGCGGCCTCCGTGACCCGTTCCTCCTTCTCCCAATCACGGAACCAATCAAACGTCAGCTCATCAACATCCTTCGACAGCGCCTCAGTCAACGAACCGTCACGCCACATCAACAGCGTCTCGATCTTCGCCCGGTTCGGTGGCTGCGGCATCGTGTGCCCCAACTCGAACTGGCCAAGCGTCCTGTAATTCCCGATGTCGGCAGCTTCTGACGCTTTCTGCACTGACGTGTAACCGAGACGCGCACGCTCGGCACGAACCAAACGACCCAAGTGGGCCACTATCTCTATCTGGGTGCTCATGCCAGAAACCTTCCTTGAAGTTTTAGTTGTAGACAACACGTAGACGTACTTGTCTTTTTGGTAGTGAGTACCTGCTCCGTACTCACGTTTCGATCTAAGTACTACCTGTTGTGACACCAACACTCGCAGAAGTTTTCGTTGTTTACATAGTCCTTCGGCGTTTTCCGACACGCCGGTAGCAGTCACTCAGGGTCATTCGAAAATGTGTTCTAACTTGCGGCGTACTTCCGCGCAAATTAAAGGATCTACACCTGTTTACACACGTAAACAACGTAAGGGGTAGACATGTAAACAAATGTCCACTAGTCTCTACTCATGAGCACAGCAAAACATGCAGACAACCAGAGAGTCGGTGCCACACTCCGGACAATGCGAGCCCGCTACGGATACAAATCCCCAGCCGAACTCGCCACCGCACTCAACAAATCACGCCAATACATCTACCTCATCGAAAACGGTGAACGCCCCCTACCCGACCACCTCCTGTACCACATCTGCGAACTACTGGACTGCGAACCCCTCGCAATCAAACGACCAGACCAGGAACCCATCCCCGAGCTAGCCCACGCCGCATGACGGCCCCGCTTGACGAGCCCGTCTACACGATCAGCCAAGTAGCGGAATGGCTCCAATGCTCCAACAACACAGTCACCACACTCGCGGTGAAAGAGGACTGGCCCCGACTCCGTGTAGGCAACCGCATCCGATTCACCGCCACCCACCTCCAACAAATCCTCGAACGGTTAGAAACCAAACCCACCCAACCAGAACCCCGAAACAAAATCGGGTCTAGGTCAAGAACACCAAGGAACACAAAATGAGCAACCAGACAGCAACCCTCGGATACGTCGTTGTAGCCCGCGACGGCAATATCGTCGGCAAACAGCACGGCGACAAAGCAACCGCCCAAAAGTTCGCGGACGAATGGACCAACAACGCAAGGTCCAACAAAGTCGATTGGGACTACCGGGTAGCGCAAATCGTAGGGGCAGCAGCATGAACACCATCACAGCCCCCGCAGCCCGCCCCGAACCCGGCGAAGTAATGCGCGAATACTTCCAGATCGGCAAACACCAAGGCAGACACCTCAAACTCCCGTCCTTCCTCAAGTTCAGCCAAGAGTTCATCACCTACATCGAACAAGGGCGGCACATCCAGCCAGGACAAGGCGAACACCGAGCCACACGCCCCAACTCCACATACAACATCACCGAAGACACAACCCGCGACCAACTCAAAGCCCACCTCATGGGCAAACGATCCGACTGGGTACTCCGCGCATGAGCGGCGCGTTCGAGGAATGGCAGAAAGCCAAACAGCACCGCGAGCAAGCCGCCTACCTGATTGCCAGAGCAGTCGCGACCGGCAAGGCCCCCTTCGCCGGGGACATCGAACAGTTCAAGCAAGCCGAAACCCTGATGCAAGAACTCGAAACCAAGTTCTCGGAGGAAACATGACCCACGAAATCTGGCAACTACAAGAACACCTCAACCGGCTCGAACAAGAACTAGCAGTCATCGAGAACGCACGATGACCCGCCACCGTGAGCCCCGCGACTTCTTCTACTACACAGACCGTGAAGCCGCCGAAGAACAACAACAAACCCGCAGAGAAAACGACGCTGACAGCAGAAGGAAAGGCGAATCATGAGCAACCGACTCCGCAACCAGGAAGTAACCGCCCGGCCCCGCGTAATCGTCAACGGCGGCGCATTCAAACTCGAATGGCTCGGACACTACAGCGGGCAACCCGTCGCTGCCGGATACCTAACACTGTCTGACGCCATCGACTACGGCAACGTCCTCGCCCACCTCTACAACAAGGACGCGGCATGATCGCGCTCGTCCTCGCCGGCACTGTCATGGCTGGCGTGTTCATCCGCTGGGCCGTAGTAGAGGACCGCAAACCATGACCGTCCAAGCAGGCATCGAACTAGACCTTGACATCGCGGCCATGGTTGGCGAAATGGAAGCCCCACCCTGCGAATCAGCCAACCACTGCGACCCCCGCTACCTCCACCACGAAGGCGAAGCAACACACTACGTGCAGTCCTTCCACCCCTGCAATGGCCCCATCGGCAGAATCACCGCCCGATGCACCAAAGCCGCCCAAGCCATCCAATCCGCAGCCCAAGAACTCGCCAAATGCGAACAATGCGGCGACATCGGCCCACTCTCCAAATTCATCATCGTCCTAGGACCAATCAAATGAGCTTCAACCCAACCCCGAACCACCCGCGTTGCACGGCCACCCGCGAATACGTTGGCCCGTTCCCCATAACCACCACCCACCACCACCCCGAATGCAACGACCGAACCGACAAAGAAACGAGAACCCGATGAGCCGCCACCTGGAACTAGTGCCCTCCAACGATCTGGTCAACGGGGCATCCGTGTTCAACCGCGACCAACTACTCAGCAACACCAGCACCACCGAGCATGAACGCAGGGCCGCAGCAAAATACTTGGCCAAAAACGGCGCGTCTGATCTGCACGCCATGATCCTCGGGAACGTCGCATGATTACCGATTTCGAGCCTTGGGGGCCTTACCCTCCTGAACCGGAACCGTGCCAGTACTGCTCAGTCATGTCGGGAGCTCTCAAGGAATGCGATGGCACCTGCGAAACGCTCACGAAAGAACGCTGGGACGAATTGATGGAGGCAGTCCAATGACCCCCGCCGACTACTACGCCGAAGAACACCGCAACCTACTCGCCGCGTCCAACCTCGCAGCCACAGTCCGAAAACAACACGATCCCGACTGCACCTGTTTCGAAGACCAAGCCATCACCGAACCAATACCCCAAGGAGAACAGGAATGACGGTTGCAGTTACCGAACCAGGATTTGACGGGTTCCCAGCAGGCGTAATCCACACCTTCGATGACCTCATCCAAGGCACGGACGAATGGTTGCAGGCACGCTGCGGCATCCTCACCGCCTCAGTCATCGGGCAACTCATCAGCCAAGGAACACCTGACGCGTTGGCCGTTGATTGTCCCCGGTGTGAGTCCCCAGCAGGTAGCCAGTGCATCAGCGCCGCACGCAAAGTACCTACCCCCATCAAGACCGCACACGACGAACGGGGCTTTGAAGCGACCCAGTTGCCGCCCGTCCTCAACGTGGTCAGCAACGACTACTCGCGGGCACTCACCCTCTCACTCGTAGCCGAACGCATCACCAACTACGTCGAACCCATGCCCGTGAGCCGCGACATGGAACGCGGAACGTTGGATGAGCCATACGCCCGAGACGTGTACTCCGAACACTACGAACCAGCGCATGAAATCGGGTTTATGGTCCGCGACTACGGATGGGGGCGCATCGGGTATTCACCGGACGGCCTGGTGGGTGATGACGGGTTGATTGAAATCAAGTCACGCCGGCAAAAGAAACAACTCTCCACCATCCTCACCGACGAAGTACCCGCAGAGAACATGGCCCAAATCCAGACCGGGCTACTCGTCTCCGGGCGGTCCTGGCTCGATTACGTGTCCTACTGCGGCGGGATGCCCCTCTACACCAAACGCGTCCACCCAGACCCGCGATGGTTCTCAGCCATCCTCCAAGCCGCCAAAGAACTCGAAAACACAGCCACCATCATGATCGGCAACTACCGCATCCAAACAGCAGGCAAACCCACCACAAAGCGCATCGACCACTACCTCGAACCGGAGATCAAGTTTTAGCCATGGACATTTCAAAAGCTCTAGTCGCCAAATCGGACCAACTCAACGCTTCGGACCTGACTGGCGCGCCCATCGTCGCAACCATCCAGGGCGTCCGACGAGGTGACGCAGCCAAACCAGTCATCATCGACCTCGCAGGCATGGACGGGCGTCCGTGGAAACCATCAAAGGGAATGCTCCGAATCATCGCCAACGGGTGGGGCGTCGAATCAGACACATGGATTGGGCGGTCCGTGAAGCTCGTAAACAACCCCGAAGTTATCTACGCCGGCGAAAAGGTAGGCGGAGTAGAGGTCATCGCCATGTCCCACATCGCCGATGACTTCACCATCCCCGTCCGCATCAGCCAGAAGAAAGTCAAACAACACCACGTTGCGGTCCTTGCCGAACCAGCAACCGAACCATGGCGGGCCCAATGGCAGGCAATCACCAACGCACTAACCGCAGCCGGATACGACGGAGATTCAAAGCAATTGCTCGCCACTGCGGGGCAAGTCATCGGGGCCAACTGGGCACACCCGAACAAGATCAGCGCTGAGGATGCGCAGAAAATCCTTGCAGCAGTGCGAGAAGACGACCGTGCACCTGATGAAAACCCTCAAACCTGAACGCCTCCCCCGTCGATGCCCATGCGGCAAACTACTCTGCCGCAGCATCGAACACGCCCGCCACATACACGCCATCATCTGGGCAGCAAAAGGTGGCGAGCCTGTCAGGTACTACGAGTGCGAACACCACGCATTCCACTGGACCCAAGACCTAGACCCTGAGCACTACCAACAACACCAACAGAAAGCAGCAGCCTAATGGCCGGCGAAACCACTATCACTGTAATTGGCAATTTGACGAATGACCCGGAGCTCAGATTTGTACCGTCTGGATCTGCGGTCGCTAACTTCACCATCGCGTCCACTCCGAAAGTGTTCGACCGCCAATCGAACGAATGGAAAGACGGAGAAACCCTATTCCTCCGCGCCTCAGTCTGGCGCGAGACTGCCGAGAACGTAGCCGAATCCCTCACTAAAGGCATGAGGGTTGTCGCATCAGGACGCCTCAAGCCCAGGTCCTACGACAAGGACGGCGAGAAGCGCGCCGTCATCGAGTTCGAAATTGACGAGATCGGCCCCTCGCTCCGGTTCGCCAACGCCAAAGTAAACCGCACCCAACGCAACAGCAACAGTGGCGGATTCGGCGGGCAACAACAACCCGCAATGGCAGCAGCAGCACCACAAGCCGACCCATGGGCAACACCACCAGCAAACGCAGCCGGTTGGGGCAACGTCCTGGACGCCGAACCTCCCTTCTAAACCAAACCCCCCCGGTGCGCTGCCGGGAGTAGACGGCAGCGC